GCGCAAAAGCCTCGCGCTTTTCTCTGTTTATCAGAGTTTCCTGCCTCCTTCATCTCTTGAGCGAATGGAAGAATTTACTCAAGATCCTACCCTACACAACGTACAAGCTGAGGAGTCTCATTCAATTGACACACTCCACCTACGCGATGCTAAGCGTGGGTCATCCACCAGCGAAGACGTTCTTCACAAGGGCTATGCTGATCCGTGTTTACGGGAAGTAGCCAAGTATGGTGGGTACTCAACCTACTCGTCTAACTCTAACACCGATCCTTGGATTAGAGAGACGCTAAAGATACATGATCGCGAAACCTATGAAGACATCTGGGGTAAAACCCGTCGTCCCGAGGGCACTCCTGGAATGTACAAAGCTCTAGGAAGGTTCGGAGGCGAAAAATGTGATTTCGACAATCTTTCTGACCCTCAGAAATCGTCAATGCGACGGGCAATCGCAAAGGCGAAGAAGGCTTTCAAACTCCCTTACAAGCGTGAACCGCTTGATTGGCATGAAGTAGGTGGTTTTCTCAGGCGTGATACGTCTGCAGGATCCACTTTCATGGGAACCAAGAAAGGAGATGTGATGGAAGAGATATATCATGAGGCGAGGTGGCTTGGCCACGTAATGAAACAAGATGGAAGAAAAGGTTTCGATCCAACCAAGATGAGGTTTCCCCCTTGCTTGGCGGGTCAGCGTGGTGGTATGTCTGACAGGACTGATCCAAAAACGCGGCTCGTGTGGATTTACCCCGCAGAAATGTTGGTAGTCGAAGGGTTCTACGCCCCTTTGATGTATCATGACTATATGAATGATCCAAAGTCACCAATGTTGAACGGGAAGAGTGCGCAACGGTTGTACACCGAGTGGTGTTGCGGACTGAGGGACGGAGAGACATTGTATGGAATTGATTTTTCAGCTTTTGACTCAAAAGTACCAGCGTGGTTGATCCGTGTTGCGTTTGATATCGTAAAACAGAATATTAACTTCGAGACCTTCGAAGGTAAGCCTGTGGATAAGCATGATGCGCAAAAATGGTCTAACGTTTGGGAAGCAATGGTTTGGTATTTTATCAATACTCCGATTTTGATGCCTGATGGAAGAATGTTCCGAAAGTATCGAGGTGTGCCTTCCGGATCCTGGTGGACGCAGATAATTGACTCAGTTGTGAATAACATCTTGATAGATTATCTTGCGGACTGCCAGCAGCTAGAGATCCGAAACCTGAAGGTGCTGGGCGACGACAGTGCGTTTCGTTCGACCGACCAGTTCGATCTGGAGGTGGCGAAGGACGATTGTGTACCTACCGGGATGGTAATAAAACCTGAGAAGTGCGAACGGACGGAAGACCCTAATGATTTCAAGTTGTTAGGGACGAAGTACCGTGACGGACGGGTGTACCGGTCAACGGATGAATGGTTTACGCTTGCGTTGTACCCAGAGTCTAGCGTGTTAACGCTAGACGTGTCATTCACTCGCCTTGTAGGCCTGTGGTTGGGCGGCGCCATGTGGGATAAACAGTTCTGTGCTTTCATGGACTATTATCAAACAAGCTATCCTGTTCCTGAAGAAGGGTGGTTTTCTAAGGATCAGAAAAGATGGCTGGAAGTCGTCTATTCAGGCAAGGCCCCAAGAGGATGGACAACTAAAAGAAGTCTGTTCTGGCGGTCTATATTCTACGCTTTTGGATAGAATAACTACAAACAAGACCAGTGTAAACTGGCAACATTCTGTGTATACAGGGATGTGATTTAAATAACGATGTGTGTAAAACATGTCGTGCAGTAAAAACTCC